ATACAGGTAACCAGAAATATATATGACGTTTGCTTTCCCTTAGGATCCAGCGTCACCTGGATTTTGTTGACCGTAGTCTTCATGCCATTTAGCAACAAACTCTGGGTATGTTACGTCTAGCATATTACACATATGAGCAACATTGGACAAGTTAGCAACATTTCGCATGTCTTGTCTTCTGCGTTCATACACGTCGGGGCCGTGGCAACACCATTCTCTAAGCGCTGTATCAATATTCTGCGCGCAAGCTTGTTTCTCCGTAATTGGAGATCCTTTCGAGCGCACATAGTTGTGCAGCGATTTGAAGATGGAGTCTTCACATAGTGCTCCTACGTGTTGTCCCAATGCTGGATGATAGATGCTTCTTCGCTTCAAGAAGTCAGCATCTTTCTCATTCATATATGGGACGAGTTCACTTTCTTTGTCAGGCATGGTATAAGATTGACCATACTCTTCCAGGAATTGTGAAAAAGCCTTAATGTTAAATTTAGGACATGATTTGTTAACGGAACCTTTGTTGTCATCACCATAGTTACCCATAGCAACGTTCTTTCTAAAATTCTTCTTTGGATAAAGAGTAAAAAAGAAACAACGTTGGTTTAAACTTCCTCCAATGCTATTAAGAATAACAGTGAGGGAGTTTCCACTAATATGAGTACCTTCAATGAGGCCAATAAGATCACCGTTGAAGGCTATGAAAGGAAATACTAGATCTCCTGCCATAGCCTCCATCACAGTTATATCCTCCTCTGAATAGTTACATAATTTTGCAAGGTCTATAAGTATGCGTAATGCAGCAGCAATCAGTTGTGCTGTCATACGTTGGTCGTACTTACTATAGTCGCCTGCAAATATTTGCATTATACCAAACATTATCATAAAGTCGTGTAATTGTTGCCATTCGGGACTAAGACTATTTATGCCAACAGCACATTCTGCCACCAGTGGATTCATTTGAATGAATCTAATGATTGGCAAGAAATACTGTCTGACGAGGAAGGTTAAAGCTATCGCATTTCCGTAGAATATGCGACACTTTTCCTTATCGTCTGGCAAAATCTCGTCCTTCTTGCAAGCTTTAGCGATTGCATATGCTCTGTTACCAGATTTATACAATTCGCGGCAGCGTTCAATTTCTTCTTTAATTTCAGGGGTAAATTCTCTGTTGTTAGGAAACATTTCCTCAGGAGGAAGCTCAACAACGTGTTTACGTTTAGCTCCACCCAAGGGGAAACCAATGGAAGTAGATAGATTGATAGCATCAATAAACCTCTTTCCAAGGGCTCCACAAAGAGTTTGTTTCTCACTTAGTGGTTTCATTTCCTTCCACGCGGGAACGGTTTCCATCACTTCAATGAGATCCTTCTTATAATCAGTCACTGCCATTTCGATCAGTGCATGAGGATAAGGTTTGGCGGGTTTACTAACCACACTTAGGCACTTCTGCCAGCCAAACCAATCAGGATTGAATTTTGGTGCACCCCATTTATTGGGCACATCACATACTTTTTCGATGTTCTCACTAATAAGACTGACTTTAACATCAGATTTATAGGAAGACATACCGACACACGAACCGTAGTATTCAACTTGGGAATCGTGTGGCATGTAATTAAGTGAACTCTTAGCATGTAATGGTTGATTGGTCATGATTTTAACTCCAAGGATTTCCTCCTTGAAATTTCCACCAGAACCAGTCAACAAGACTCCCTCAATCAATTTGAGAGATTCAATACCTGCTTTAAGTTGTGCTTGAGTAAAAGAACCATAACAACCTTTCTTAGTACCAGCAATACCACCCAAGTGCAAACCACCAATAACGCTGCCTTTCGTTTCCGTGATGAGTACTGCACCGCACAATCCCTTGAAAGTATCAAGAGATAATTTGGTGTAGTTTCCTCCACGGAAAACAGCAACTGTATTAGTAGTTTCACATGCGGTAGTCATACCGGTACCCTGTACAAACTTACCTTCTTTTGACCTCCACAACAGTGTGAAAGGAAAATCAGGCATATGATCTACAGGGAAATGTTTCGTTATATCTGCAAAAGATCCACCATTTGGACTATAGCATAGACGCATATCTGTACCTGGAATCTGCACCGACGAATCGATGGAAATCCTAGTACGAAATTTTTGTCCGCTTTTGTCCGGGGAATCTTTATTAAAAGTTACCTCAAAATCATCCTTAACGGAAAAGTAATGATTGGGAATCATGACGACATTTGGCTTGAGAAACAAACCATTAACCATCAAATTCCCATCATCAGTTTTGAGGGAACCATATAACAAGTTCTTCTTCACTCTAGACTGCAACTGTTCATCGGTGACACACTTTGAAGCAGGTGTAATAGGCAATTCAGACAAATGAACGCCAGTCCATGGAGATACCTCCTTATCACGCTCATCTATTTCTAGATTGCTTGAAGGAGTTAAATTTCCTTGACTGTCGTTTATCTTTCTGTACTGTCTATACACACTAATCAATGTGTACAATGCTCCGAGAGCAGCGCAGGCATAAAATAAATTCTTTGCATTTTCATCTCTCTTTTTCTGTACTATGAGAGGTAGGTTAGATGAACGTTCTGTTAGTTCGCTGAAAAGCGCATCCTCGATCGACTCGACCAAGTATGCCTGACGGCAAATACAGAGATTCATCACAAATACACCTAACCACCATGGTAGAAAGACTAATGCAATAAGTGACAACATGAAATGTCCACGCGTTTGAGCGTTGAAGGACTGTTCAAGTTTG